TTCTTACCGCCGACAAGGGCACGTACTTCACCAACACGGGCGCAGCGGGGACTGTGGCTTTCACGCTACCCACTGCGGTGAAGGGCTTGCGGTACATCTTCTACAGGGATGCCGCTTTCTCAGTCACGATCACAGCAGGAGCAAGCACCACCATCAGGGTAGGCGCATCCGTTACAGCGGCGGCGGGAAATGTGAGCTTGGACGCTACGGGCTCCCTGATAGATTTGACGGCGATTTCAACGACTCAGTGGGTCGGTACGTCCGTAGGGACGCTCACCTTCACGTAAGGAGACTCTTATGCCAGTACCAGTTAGTAATCCACGCGATGCGCTTGTCACTGCGTTTCGGCAGGCTGTAGGCGACTTCAACGACGCGATGGATCGCTTCATAGCCCTGCGAGCTGAGTATCAGGCGCGTAACATCAACTTCGTGGCGGGCGATATGGTCGGATCTAACGTCTCGACTTCATTTGCCGCCGACGACATCGACCAATGCGTCGTAGACTTCAACGACATTATCACAAAAGTTCGGGCAGGCGGGACGATCTCTGTTGGCGTCTGGACCAATGTAATCAAGATCAAATAAATGCGACCTCTCACAGACGAAGACTTAGCAATGGAGCAGCTGATAAGCATGGTGCAGGGTAACACCGCGCCCGTGCTTGACGTGGACGAACTGCAACGTTGCCTCGATGATGCGCGGGTCGCCTTCGAGTGGTCCGCCTCTGAGGACTTCAGCGTAGAGCCTCGCGGAATCGGTGCGGTGGTAATCCCCACATCGGCCAATCGCAACGGACGGCGCTACAAGCTGGTAGCCTTTGATGGCACGGGTACAAGTTCAGGCAGCGCAGAACCAAGCTGGCCTGCGGTTTCGCTGACCTTGCCAAATTGGGTTATGGGCTTTCAGGGAATCGTTACGGACGGCAATCTCACGTGGCGAGAAGACGGGCCGGAAGTGCAGCAACTTTGGGATATGAACGACGCAGCAAGTAGGGCGTGGAGTCTCAAGGCCAGTAAGACCGTGACGTGTGTTGACTTCGGCCAAGACGGGGTGCGATTTAACGCGGGCGATGTGCACGCTCACTGTATAGCAATGGCCCTATTCTATCAGCCGATTCAATTTGCATGACCCCAGCCCTATTAACAGCCCTGCGTGCCTGCGCTCAAGATCACGTTCTTGATACGCTCACGGACACCTGCACCATCCAGCGGCGGGGGAAAGTCTCAGACGGCAAGGGGGGATTTGTTATCACCTATACCACGCTGGCCTCTGGTGTCGCCTGCTACGTTGCTCCGCAATCAGCAATGCGCACGGGGGAGATGGTAGTGGCTGGTAAGATAACGTCGCTCTCAGACTACGTGGTGAGTTTCGTGACAGGTCAGGACGTAGTGGACACGGATCGAATCATCTGGAATACGTTAACGTTGGAAGTAGTAGGAACTCGACTGCGGACTAACGCGATTTTGCTACAGGTGGACACGAAGGAACTCAAGTAGTGCTGACCATCAAACTCCAACGCTACGGCGACAAGTTCGAGAAGCTACGCCAGCAACTACCCTCGAAGGCCAACGCAATCGTGGACAAGCACACGGACGCCACGGTTGATCTGATGAAACAGCTTGCCCCGGTTGACACGGGCTTCATGCGTGACTCAATCGAGAAGGTGGTGCTCGGGCCGCTGACTCTTGGAATCCGCGTAGGAGCCCCGTACGCAGTGTTTGTGGAACTTGGCACGATTCACATGGAAGCGCAGCCTTTCATCTCTCCAGCGGTCGAGAGTGGCCGCGCAGGGTATCTGGACGAACTAAGACAGGCATTAAGGGAGTTAGCGAATGGCTGATGAACTACCGGAAATGGCCGATGCGATTCGCGAAATGTTGCAAACGCCGGGAATGTCACTGCACGGCGGCGGGCCACAATCGGAAATTGTAGAAGACCTGCATACCATCGTTGCTTGGATAGAGACTCGCGGCCTCTCTGCTCCGCTGACAATCAACCTCACACCGCGAGCGGACGGCAGATTCGATTGGATGTTCCGGTGCCACAAGGATGGCTGAAGAAACTGACCTATGCGCGGCATTCATCGCGGGAACCTTGGCGGCTGACACTGCAGGCGCGGGCTCTCTTGGCGTTCTCTCTGCCGGTATCACAGATCGTATCTACGACTCCCTTGCTGACCAATCTCAAGAGACATTCCCGCTGATAGTGTTCTCTATGCAAGCAAGTTTAGACGACCTCATGCTGAACAATGCAAGGCGCGTGTGGGCGGGCTATCTCTTTCAGGTCAAGGTCATAGGTAAGAATCACGCATACTCGGAACTCTCCCCTATCGCCAGCCGAATCGACGCGTTGATACACCGTGGGGCTGGAACGGTCACAGGTGGGGCTGTAATAGCCTGCACGAGGGATAGAACGGTCAGGTATCCCGAACCTACAGACGGCGTAATCTACAGACACCTCGGGGGAGTTTACCGAATCATCGCTCAGTCGTCGTGATAACACTTCTTTACAAGTATCTCCCCCCGTACCCAAACAAGGCCGAACTCGACGGCATACTTCAGGCACTTGGAATCAATCTCGAACTCAGCGAACTACGAGCCCCCGGTTGGACAGATCCAGAAATCCCGAATCTACAGAAGTGGCACACAGACGGTACCGTAATCGAACACTTGGTAATGTGGGCCAGCGTGAACCCCTCTCTCTACAGACTTGCCGACTCCAAACAAATCATGATCGTCCATCCCGGCGACGTGGTTCTAGTGGACAATTTCAAGGTTGAGCATCGAATGCCGATAGATACCACGAATCGCTGGTTCTATCGCGGAATCGTGAATACTCGCGGCTGCTGATCTCTCCGGTATGCCCAGTCGCGGATCTGATGACACGAAATACAAAGAGCCACAAGGTTATCAAGTGCGTTCGCTTCTTCGTGTCGCTCAACACCGAACTCTATAAACGGAATCTTGTGATGAACGTCGAGCTTCTTGCCAAGCTGTTCAGGAGTGATGCCGCAATCTTGACAGACCACATCTCGCAGGCGAACAGCACGCTGTGCGGGCCGCCATGAGGGACCGTAATATTCCGAATGACCGCCCCTCCAACGCGGGTGCAAGTCTCCACATACCTGACCCTGTAATGCGCGGTAACACAGATCGGAGCAAGTCATTCTCGTACACTGTCGGGCATTGCTGGTAAATCGGACGCCGCAGATAACGCAAAACAACTCGATAGGCCGCTTGGCGTTCTTCCTTGTTTTCGGAGCTGGCACTATCGGTTCTGGGGTAGGAATCAAAACGGGGTCTTTCTTCCTGCGTTTCAAAACGCCGAAGCAAGCGAGTGAGCAGAATCGGCCACGATGAATACCCGGCGTAAACTCGAATTCATTCCCGCATTTCTCGCAATTGGCGGACCGGCGCGAAGGCTTCCAGTGCTTGATGTTTCCAACGTTCGCAATGCCGGAGCATCTGCGAGAGCAGAACTTGCGCTCTCCGATTTGAGCTATCAGATACGTGAAAGAGCTTTGGCATCCCGCACATGTCGCCGTGGCGTACTTCGAGGGATCCCGCTTGGCTCTCGCAACGCAGGCGGTCGAACAGAAACGGCGTTTCTGGGAAAGATAATTTCTGAATGTGCCGCCACAAGATTGGCATTGGATCTCGACCTTACCGGGCGAGGTGCCGAACGCGGGCCGCGATGCCGAGTAGCAGTCACGCGAGCAGAATAGCCTTGGCCTCAGAATGGGATGCCTGAATGTTGCGCCGCATTGTTTACAGTTCGCCTCGACCTGTCGGTGCGGCAATCGTTTTTCTTCTTTCACAATTCGGAGAATAACCTATCCGCTATGACCTTGTCAATTAGCTTGAGGGCGGATACTTAGGAGGAATAGTTATGGCGGATCAAAGCGCGGTTTATTTTTTAAGCCAACTTGGAAAGGAAACTACAGCAGGCACTAGCGTTGCAGCCAACAAGCTCATGCAGTCCCTTGGCATGGGCCGGATGCAAGGCGTTGGCGACAGTACGATGTTCCGACCGCAGGGGTCGAAGCTCGATACGATCGTGACCCCGACCGGAATGCGCATGGTCACGTTCCCGTTCGATGGAGTGATGACCTATAACGAACTTGAGTACATCTGGAACTCGGCTCTCAACAGCGTCTCTCCCTCAAACGACGGCACCAATGGCAAGAAGTGGACACACACGCTTACCAAGGGCGCGGTGGACACAAAGCAGACCTACACCTATGAGAATGGAAACTCTGTCCATGCTCAGAAAGCAACGTTCTGTCAGGTGACGGATCTCAATCTTGAGATGTCCAAGTCGATGAACAAAGTGTCGGGCACGTTTACCGGGCAGCAGATCACGGACGACATAACCATCACGGCTACCCCTACTGAAATCACGCCCATCATCGTCACCCCTCAGAGTTTCGATGTGTATCTGGCGGACACTCAGGCAGCGCTCCCCGGCACGGCATACACACGGCCCTTCAAGGTAACGCTGTCGATCGGCAACATAGCCACCCCGCTATTCAGGATGACCTCAGCGGACTCAAGCTACATTGCGATGATGGAAACAGCCCCGTCTATCAGCTTGAAACTCACGACCGACTCTGACGATGCAGGACAGGCGCTTCGTTCGCAGCTCACGGCTGGCTCAACGAAGTTCATCATGGTCAAGAGTCTCGGGGCGGTTATCGCGGGCGCAATCCCAAGTCAGTATCTCTTTCAGCTCACCTTCGCGGGCGCGGTCAGTAAGGAGCCGACTCCGACCGAGGACATGGGCGCGGCGTTGCTGGAATGGGAGATGTCGAACATCTATGATTCGACATGGGGGAAATCGCTGGAAGTGGTCAATACAAACGTGTTAGCGGCTCTCTAATCTCGCTGAGGAGTTTCGTATGCTTGCGAGAGTTGCAGGACTTACACGCCACCCTCAGATTGTCAGATGTGTGAGTTCCCCCTCTGGAAAGTGGTACAACATGATCAAGCGTGATCTGTTTGGAGGTCAGGACTCGCAAGCAAAGATAGCAGGTGCTACTGTCGCGGGCGATGATAGCGGCCCGGTTAATACGTTCAACAATCGGGGCGTTGTTCCGGCGAGCGCGGCGACGATTGATCTGCTCCGTAGCTTCCATTGGGTGAGCCTTGCGCCATGCTCGCAGTTCGTCGCGCAGTCTATCCTTGTTGGCTTGAGCGTATGCGTGGCCATAGATGCCGCGTTTAGCCCTCGCTTCAGGAGTCTTCTGAGTTCGATGATGCCACGCACGCGAATTGGCAAGATGTTGTTCGTGATTCGCGGCCTTCCACTGACGGCCACGCTCAATGGCGATGGCGTGATTATCAATTCGGTATTGGCGCTGGTATGCCTTGGCGCGCGTCTTGGCTTCTGGGCGGGAACGGGTGCGACGCCGGGACTCTCTTCCGGCGGCAGTTTGGGCATATGCTTTTATACGTGCCGCTACCTCTACGCGGTTCTGCTGGTAGTATTCTCGCTTGTATGTCTTGTCGCAGGAGCGGCACCATATCTGGCGTTTGCCCGCAGCTCGATTCGCCCAATTGAAAGCATCCACCGGAAGGGACTGCTCGCACTTGCCGCAAAATTTGGTTTCTTGGGTTATGATGGCTTCAGTCATTACGTGACCTCCATTCAGGTTGCGTGAGATTAGAGCCGCTCGGATGTTTGCGCATCCTTGCGGCTCGTTTAATTGTACCACAACAAAAGGAGATTATGGGCAGCTTCAATACGAGCAAGCGCAGAGAGTTCACGAAGAAGGCCACTAGAAAAACCGACGACGGGCAGGTGCTTGAGTTAGAGTACCGCCCTCACGTCTATACCTCAGAGGAGCAAGTAAACTTTGAGGCAGAGTTCACGGAAGAGGGATCAACCTCCAAGGAAAAGCTGGTCAAGCTCGTGGAGTATCTGTGCAAGATCCTGTCTTCAGCTAACTGGGAAGACAATGACGGGCCGATCCCAATAGAGCCCGAGGCGATGATGAATCGAGTCAGCTATACGGATTTGATGCTGGCGTTTCAGATGGTGGCGGAGGCGAAGGGCGGGTCAAAAGCCTAAGCCGTAGACTGGCGGCTTATATCCAGTCGAAGGGCGAACTTGGGCACGATCTCACAGAAGACACCGAATTAGCGGATGCGTTAGTTGAGCGGCCCACGTTTGTTCTTGCTGAACGTTACGGACAATCCCCTAAGCAGATTCGCGAGTGGAGCGACTACGATTTCAAGCGGGCGTTACTCTACATCGTGGCCGAGAACGGGGGCAGTCAGATCACGCAGGACGACGTTGAAATGAACGTCGCGAAACGGAGAGGAGAAAATGCAATGGCGGATATATTAGAACACCAACCGCATTACTGGACAGCGAGAACCAAGAAGCAGGTTACAGATGAGGGCTACAACGCCGAGTTCGTGGCTCAGGAACTTGCGTTGCAGGGCTTGACACTTGCAGATGAGACGTTGCCGAAAGAGAAGAAGGGCAAGGCTGAGAAGGTAGAGCCCGAGGAGAAGGCAGCCGAGTAATGCCGTTTCAGACTGGCGGAAATGACGTAGTTGCCACCTTCGGCGCGGACCTCTCTGGCTTTGATAAAGGAGTCGGGGAGGTCGAGTCGAAGCTGGATAACCTCGTCCGGGGGATGAGTGGGCAGCTTGCGGGGGCGGCTGCGGGAATCGGCGCGCTCACCATCCCGATTCTAGCTCTTGGGAAGGGGCTGCTCGACATCGGCATTGAGTTTGACGACGCCTTCGATAAGATTCGAATCGGCACAGGGCAAACCGGGGAGATCCTGGCTGGCTTAGAGCAGAGTTTCCGCAACGTTGTAGCTTCCGTACCAACCGACTTCGAGAAGGCGTCTACGGCCATTACAACGCTGGCGCAACGTACCGGGCTAACAGGGACGGCCCTTGAGACGCTGGCGAAGCAGGAACTTGAACTCTCGCGCATTACGAAGACCGATCTGAACGCCAACATCGCGGCCAGCACGCGGATGTTTCAGGATTGGTCAAGCTCAATTACTAACCCGGTGGCGGCGATGGATACGCTATTCAAGGTGTTCCAGCAGACAGGAATCACCGTTACCCGGTTAAGCGAATTGGTGGTCCAGTTCGGTGCGCCTCTCCGTTCTCTCGGCTTCTCCTTCGACGAAGCGGCGGCGATGATGGGCAAGTTCGAGAAAGAAGGCGTCAACATTACGACCGTCCTTTCGGCAATGCGTATCGGCTTGGCTGGATTCGCCAAAGCGGGGAAAGAGCCCGCGCAGGCGTTCGCGGATATTCAGGAGAAGATCAAGGGAGCGAAGACTGAGACAGAGGCGATGTCAATTGGCATGACCGCATTCGGCAAGCGTGGTGGGGCTGATATGACGCGGGCGATACTCGAGAACAGGCTGAACCTAACCGACCTGATAGAGAAGCTCAAACAGAGTCAGGAAACCATCCTTGAAACTGCCAAACGGACAATGGACTTCTCGGAGCGGCTAACAGTTCTAGGGAATCAAGCGAAGGTAGCGGCAGAACCTCTGGCGGGGGAACTCTTCGGCGGGATCAATGGACTGATGGACCCGCTAGAGAAGCTGGTTGAGGATCTGGGATTCCTCGTGAATATGTTCGTTGCCTTGCCGCCCGCAATCAAGGATGCGGCAGAGGCGTTCGTGGTTGGCGGCGCCGCAATGACGGCAATCATTGCGGTCATCGTGGGGGTCACGGCAGCGGGTGCGTTGTTGGTGTCTCTGCTCGGTGGCCCTCTGACTCTCGCATTCTTGGCGTTGATAGGCGCGGCGGCGTTGCTCTCGGCGGGGATCGCTCTAGAATGGGAGAAGATAAAAGAAATCTTCTCATTTGGCGTAGGGCACATAGATATTAGCGGCAGGCAGATCGCCAGCATACTAGGCACGGTGGCTGATGTGTTCGGGGCGATGGCTGATGTTGCGATAATGAATCTGGATGCGATCGTGAGCGGAGCAAGACTGATGGTGCAGGGAATTAGCGCCGCCTTCTCCGCATTGAGAAACGCGATTCTCCCTGCGCTGGCGGGATTGGCCACGGGTAATATGTCTATGTTTGCTGCGGGCCTCGCGAACATAGGAACGATCACGGCTAAGAGTCTTTCGGATATGGGAGGATTGGTATCCGCGCATGCGAAGCGGATGAACGCAGATATTGAATCCATAACGAATCACGTAGGGGGGACATTCCGGGGAGCATTCGAAAAGGCGTTTGACTCGGCGGCAGCGGGGGCTGCCAAGCTCAAGACTCAGCTAGACTCTCTCTTTACCGCAACCGGGGCTGCTGGAAAACCGGGCGGGGGGAGCGGAGGCGGTGGCGGTAAGGGCGCTTCCGATGAAGCGGAGAAGCAGGCAGCCAAAATTGAAGCAGCGTGGGACAAGGTAGCTAAGGCGGTTCAAAAGCTCGACCTCGACAGTCGTAAGGCGATGGAGGATATGATAATCAAGGGCGAGGGATGGGCCTCAGCCACCGTCAAGGCATCCAGCATAATTGACCTGGAAATGAGCAAGGCGGGCGATGCGGTTAAAAAACTGCAGATGGACTGGACTGCTGCGAACAAGATCATGGCCGACGATGAGCACGCCTTCGCGCAAGCCGTGATAGCGAACCTGAAAGAGATCGACACAATCAGAACCGAGAGCGGCATCAAGCACGCCAAGGCCGCACTACAAGAGCGGGCCGATATTCAATCAGTTATAGATACCTTCACCAAGTACGGAGAGCAGTTAGGCAAGACGGGCAACGACTTGAATGTGTTCGTTGAGCAGAACGTGCGTACGAGTATGGGCAAGATCCCCGGCATCTCTAAAGAGGCCGTGGACGCCATGATGAAGGTGTGGAAGGATGGGCTAATCAAGCTCCCCGGTATCTGGGATGAGGCGTTTGGTAAACTTCCCGTATCTATCAAGGGACCGATGGCGGACGCGATAGGCATCATTGATAAGATGCCGGGTAAGTTCGGAGATGCGGCCCGAGGCGTATTGAAGACAGCCGAGACGTGGGTAGCCTTCGCACAAAAGGTACTCGCTCAGATGCATAGTCTAAACAGCGATATTCCTGCCACGTTAGGGGGGCTCGTCGTGTCGGTCGCTGGAGTGTTCAAGAAGATATTTGGCAGCGTCAAAGGCGAACAGGACAAAGGCCAGCAAGCATCTATTGATTCCGCAAACAAGTGGGCGGCACGTATCGGAGCGGTAGTCAGCGGAGTGTCTACCTTCGTGAGTACCCGGCATCAAGGCACGGCTCAGGGCGTGCTAGGCGGAGTGATGGCTGGCGCAACCATCGGCGCGATGTTCGGACCCGTAGGCGCGGGCGTGGGCGCAATCGTCGGTGGCATAGCAGGTATCTTTGGCTCAGGTAAATCCGCAGCTCAGAAAGCAGAGGAAGCAGCCCAGAAGAAGGCGGCGGAAGTTTCCACGGAAACCGCTATTGCGAATCTCACCCAAGGGATTATGGACGGACTTGAAAAGGGCCGTCAGTTCCTTGAAGGACTGAGAGACTTTGCGGCAGTACCCAAGCAAGCTATCGACAAGTTTTTTAAGCAGGTTCAATCCGTCCTCACCAAGTTTGTAGAGATGGCCGCCACGTTCAAGACTGATGCCCTGGCTCAGGCGAAGGCAGTCACCGAATCACTCGGGCCTGTGTTCGAGTTCCTTGCCAACGCGATCAACTTCACGAAGATGGCGCGGGAGATCGAAGAAGTAACGGATGAATCCATCGCCTCACTGATGAGCGCAATCAGCCGAGTAGAGGCGGGGTTTGAAAAAGTCACAGCTGAATTGGAAATGGAAACCGTCAAGCGTAGCTCAAAGATGGCGGCGAAGCTCACTGACGTATTCTCTTTCGTCACAATCATTCCTGATGCGTTGAAAGCGTTGAACACCACGCCTAATCTACCAGAAGGAATCCTTGAAACCATCTTCCAAAGTGCCACGAAGATCATAGATAGATTCTCAGAGTTGGTGGATCAGTTCCACGATTACTCAATGAACAAGTTGGCGAAGTCCAGCAAGCAATTTACAACTGTCTTTGAATCGGTGACGGCGTTACTCGGCACGTTGAAAGCCCTTGGGGACTATCAGCCGATCGGGGATGAAGTACTAACCAACGTCACCACGGATTTCACCAACGTACTCAACGCGATTTCAGGCTGGATAGACTTGGGCAATCAGGCTCTTGAGAAAGCCTTGAACCTGGAAGACGTAGTCAGGCGGTTGAGAGAGTCCCTTAACCGGGCCTTGGGGGGCTTATCCACGGCTGCCACAGCGGTAGCGAGTGGAGCGGCCACGGCTTCTCTGTCGACCAGCAGCGTGACTACCAGCAGCGTAGATCAGAGCATCCATATCGGCGGGGTTTCGCTGGCTCCCGGACAGGCTGGATACGAGGAGATTCAGGGAGCGGTGGCGGCGATTCAGAGAACCTTGGGCGGGCTGCAGCAAACTCAAAGGGCGTATTAGCCTTGACTCGTACGCCAATTGCATTAGAATCCCCGCGTGAGGCACTTATTACTTACGGGATTCTTACTCGGGCTGGCGGCGACGGCCAACGCCCAAACCTTCTGCGGTACGCCAACTATTCACGCCGATTATTTGCTGTATGGTTCTCATTGGAAAGGGCCTATTCGATTAGTGCTGAACCCAACTGGGATGCCCGCTGGTGTGAGGCTTGAAGACGCGGAGAACGCGGTGGCGGCTTGGACCAGGTATGCGGAAGTTGAGATTACGCTGGTTATGGACCTCACGGTTACGGGTGGCGACACACCAGATGGTGTAAGCGTAATCAGCTTCGCAGGCCCGGGTAACGCGGTGGCTCAGACATTCAATTCCGTGAACGGGGATGAGATAACGGAATCGGATATTGTGTTCAACGTAGGCCACGAGGACGCGTTAAATCGACCGGGGCAATTCGCCTCAATGTTGTGTCACGAGATCGGGCACGTTCTGGGACTGGGGCATTCGGATGACAATCTGGCCATGATGTACGCGGTTGCTCACGGGCCAGAGCGGGGCGCTACGTTGGCCCCTGATGATCGGGCGGCAATCCAGTTCGTCTACCAGCCAAAGTCGCCCACGGGGCCGCTGGTCATCAAGGCGAAG